TGATCACCCTTCCAGAATATAAATTACTTGCTACAATAGCCATCTTTATACTTCCTTAATTCTTTTCTAATTGTTATTATTCTTTGTTGGAAAGATTATCCTAAAAAGAAGATTGATTTCTATCTGTAAGAAGTTCTGCTCTTTTACCTCGATTACCAGCACCTTCTTTAACAAATAATCCTGCTGCCAAGGCTTCTTCATCACCTGCAAGCATTTTCTCATCCCCTGCTAAAGAGTACCCCGTGTCATAAACGTCTGATAATTCTGGGTAAATACCTTGTCCTAGCAGGAATTCTGTCCCTACCAAGGCAAAAGCTTTATCACCTTCGAAGGATTTCAATTCCATTGTACCAAGTTCAGCACCTGCTTGGCCTAAAGATAATCCAGTGAAAGCAGCAGGGATCGCACACTCTATAAACGCTCCTCCACACTCCGCATCAACACTACCAATATCTACATCCTCAGTGGCTGCATTTGGTACATAAGTGTATTCATTATCATAGGCGGTAGAAAGTTCTACTGGGCGAAAACCGTAATCATCTATCAACACCATAATCCCACCAGTACGAACACCAGCAGGAGTTACATTATCTAGAGTGGAAGGTATTGCGTCAGGTATCGTTGAACCGTTGGTTTCTAACACTGTACAAGCGGGGTAGTGTTCAAAATAACGTATTCTTGTTGCATCAGTAGCTATTGACAAATAGTTGATAACATCTTCGGGAGTACCACTTCCAATATTAACACTTATTTTAAAAAGTATATAATTTCTGTAATCAGAATCTGTTCTGCCTTTACGTTCAGCTCCTACAAGTTTACCAATTAAATCTAACTGATAGCCTGTAGCTGTTTTAAAATCTGTGTTAATTTCTGATAATTCTAATTGCGCTTCATTAAGGCTTTGTACAGACTCTAGGTAAATTCTTAGAAATTCTCTTAAATTATTACTATCATTGTATTGAATAGGCAGTAACGATACATATTCTTCATAATCTCTCTCTTTGATCACTGCCATATTAACGCTCCGTTACGGTTATCCTATCCAATGAAAAGGAAGCTTCTTCTAAAATACTTATTGAAATAGGAGGACTCGATCTCAATGCAGGAGTACCTTCATTTAAGGTGTCTGTTGCACCAATAAATATTAATATTTCCTGAAGTCCTGTCACATTCTGGTAAATATTACTCATTATACGCTGCTGTATAACATCCTCACCAACATCTAAACTTTCTCCATAATTGAACACAGCTTCTGCAATGGCTTGTTCTCCATCCTCAGGGAAAGATTCTTCATCATATTT